AAGGTCAGCACCTATATCTGTTGCTCCATCTATTTCTAAAGCACCTATGTCTACTTTACCTGCTGTAGAAATAGTTGAAAGTTTTGAATCTGCAATACTTCCCGCAAGCATGTCGTTAGTTATAGAAGAATCAGCTAAAGCAGGAGACGAATACATACTATGTATTTCATCACTGCCATCCACATAAATAATTGTTTTTTTACTTGTTGGTATAGTTACTGTTGCAGCACCAGAACCTGCTGTGCAAATTACAGAACCATCAGAACCATTGTTTATGTAATATGTTTTTTGTTTGTTAGGAAAAGTAACAGTTCTTGTTGTGCCGGGAGAACCAGTAAATTTAATTACTGCGTGTCTTCCATTATTATCTGCTGTTCCATCAGCAAAAGCTAATGTTACATTACCAGAAGCTACACTAACTTCTACATATCCACCAATGGCATCATCTAATAAATCAATAAGTGAATCGTTTAAAACGTCACCCCATGTTCCTATGTTTTCTCCATCGGTTTGTTTTACAAAACCTAATTGTGTATAGTTAGACATTTAATTTGCTACTCCTCTTGTCCATGTTTCGTCTCCTCCAGATGTAGTATCTATAAGAGACCATAATTTTACTGTTCCTTGAGAACTTGTTCCTGTAATACCAGACACAGTATTTACAGTTGCAGTTCCTGTTATATTAGCAGATAAATCTGCAACACTTAATCTCAAATTATCGTAACCAACTTGATTGATTGTTGCACCCCCAGATGCTTGCTCGCTTCCTAGTGCAAGTGTTGCTGCAATGCCTGTTTCAGAAAGAACGATACCATCATCCCAACCATCATCTCCGTATGCACCTGCATTCCATCCACCAGTGCCCGAAGCCATTAGCTAATCCTAATTAAAGCTGTGTTGTGTGCTGCTGTTGGAAACTGTATTTGAAAAGTTCCGTTTGATGATGAAAAATCAGAACCAAAATCTAAGACTGCTATAGCTGCATTTGATTTGCTATTATTATAAATTAAAGCACCTCTTGCAGTAATAGTAGCCGATGTAAAACTTGGGTCTGCTGCATCAAAAAAAGCAACACTGTTTGATGTGTCTAACGACACTGCTTGACTAGATAAGGTTGCACCACCTGCTGTATAACCAGTTCCACTAACTTCATTAGAAGTTGTGTAAGCTGATGTTGTTGCATTTAATGTGGCACTTGAAGTATACAAAGCTATTTTAATTGTATCCCCTCCATTACCTAAATTTTGTGCTCCATCTAGACAATCTTGTTTAAAAACATTTGTTAAAGTTTGCGTAATTGCCATTTGTATCTCCTATGTACTCATTTGTTTTAAATAATTTTCACCCATAACATTAGCGGGTGCTGTGAAGTCATCTCGTCTTCTTCTTCTTGCTTGATTGTTTACTGCCTCTACTGCTTCTTTATATCTTTGTGTATAAATTGCGTAGTCTTCTCTGCTTTTTGTAAAAGTAGATGCTTCCATTAAACAACCATATAGAAGTAAATCTTGTGCGTTTTCTGTTAACCAATTTGTTGTGTTAGTGCTAGAGAGCTCTGCAAGTCTTCTTGAATATGTCATTTCAACACTTAATGCAGCACTTGGTGTAGGTGCAACTAAAATACCAGTATCAGAATAATTTGCCCAATATTTAGGTGTTCCAGTTGATGATGAATTAGGCCAATAATCATAAATAAATTCGTCAGTTCTTTTTTCTAAAAACACTCTTTTTGAATCAGAATCAATTAGTAAAAAATGAAATATAATTTTTGCATCTGCGGGTTTACTTACAAATCTATCTCCAACATTAAAAGATGAATTAGCTGATTCATGAAAAGCATAAGGGTCAACATCTCTTGCTATTCTTTGCTCTGCTAAAGAAATAAAGTTTGATGTTTCATTAGAAAATTCTGTTCCATCATTTTCCATCCAATCTTTTATATCTTGCGTGAGACTGCTAAATGTCATTGTTGCCATAATTAACCTACATCATCTATTAGTGCTGCCACTATTACATTTGCACTAGCATCACCTGCATCGCCAATATCTGAACTAATTGCATGTATATCTGCTACTGTTGTATTAGGTAATCTGCAAAACCAAGATTGTTCTGGCCCAACAAAAATACCATCTCCTAAATTAAATGCTGCTGTTCCTGCATCTATTGAAATTACAATACCATCAGATGTGCTTGTGTTTTTTACAAATAAAAATTTTACTTTGTCTGCTGTAGCAACTGCTGTTGGTGCTGTATCTTGGTCAACTGCTGTGTAATCTAAAAAATTACCTGCAATTAAATCAGCACTTGTAGTTGTTACACTTGTAAGTTTGTAATACCACTTATCATTTGCATCATCTGGTGTCACAATCATAGAGCCACTAATTACTTTTGCTATCTCATCTGGCAATAAAGTTGCTTTTAAAGTTATAGTTGCGTCATCAGCCATTATTTTTTACCTTCTTTTTTTAATCTTTCTTCTCGCTCTTCGTATTTTTTTACTTCTTCTGGAGAAGGAGTTCTTATGTATCCTTTTTTTGGATTTCTTATAATAGCCATTTTAATTGGCTTCACAACTACATCTGCCATACTACCCCTTTGTTATCTTAAATTGTAAACCTTTTACAGGCACAACTACATTTTTAACTTTTTTCGATGTTAAAATGTTTCCAGAGGTGTCCTGTGTATCTATACGGCCCGACATGGGTAAGTGTTGACCCGATGTCTGCGTAGATTTTTCCTCCAAGTTTTTGCCATCTTCTTGAGAAGGCGTAATCTTCTGATAAATATCTTCCGTCATCGTCTTTCATTGTATCAAAAAACAAGTATGTGTTTTCTGAATTAAATTCTTTTCCATTTAATATTTGGTCTGAAACATATTTCAAATCTTCATATGCTTCTTTCATTTTAATTAAACACTCTCTTTTAATTAACATGAAACCTGTTGCAGCGTCTAATACTTCTGCAAAACCTTTATCTATTTTTATTTCACCTTTGTTTGCAAAATTTAAAACATAAGGATGACACAAATTTTGATAATCTTTTTTATTCTTAATTAGTTCTGGCATCATGTTCCAACTAATTAATTTCATTGGATAAGGAGCACAGATAATATCTTTGTCATATTCAAAGTATCTTTTTAAATTATCTGGACTAAATCCAATATCTGCATCTATAAATAATAAGTGTGTAAACTTTTCATTATCTAAAAAATTAGCTACTAAAGTATTTCTAGCTCTTGTTATTAATGACTCTTGTCCAAGAGTTTGTATATTTAAACCTATTTTATTTTCTAAACAAAAGTTTTGTAATTCTAAAACTCCATGAAGATAATCTTCAGTAAGCATGCCACCATAACAAGGTGTTCCTACAAATAATTCTATTTTATTAGCTGACACTCACAGACTCATTACCTAAACTTACGCTTAAAGTCAAGGTACTGACTAAAGGTGTTGCATTTGCAGATTTAAAAGTAGATGTTATTTTTCTATCTGCACTTGTTACACCAAGTGTTGCCAACAAAGGACTAACTGCACCATTTTCTATTTGTTCGCTTGGTTTTAGTTTTACTGGGCCCCTCGCATCTTTTAATGCTTGTGCATCTGGTTTTTGTTTTCTTGGCTCAAGTTGAGGATGTTTTGCTTCAAACTCTGACCTATGAACAAAAGAACCATTCCACTCTTTAACCATTTCATTATATGGGAATTCCATACCGCTTCTATCGGATATAGCTTTCGCATACTTACCAGTTGCAAAAGGCATTATATATTATACCTTAAATCTGGTTTAATAATCATATCAACTTTTTCTCTGTTATCTTCCATAGCTCTTCTTAGCTCTTCTTCATATAACATTTTAAGTTCTTGTCTTCTTTGTATTTCTATTTGTGGTCTACGCAAAGCTAAATAATAAGCTAATCCACTTACAGCACATGGTAAAAATCTATCTGGTATATCAACATTTTCTGTTGCTGCCGTAATATCTTCTACTCTTCTTCTTTCATTAAACTTAAAAACATCAGCAGCATCTGGTGTAGGATAAAGAAATACTTTTGGAGTTAATTGTTTATCTAAAAAATACTGAGATGGTCTTCCATTATCTGCTTTGTTTGGTATTTTTAAGTAATCGTCTCTACTAATTCTTTCTAACTCAAAATCAGTAACTGTAGAATCTGAATTTGTTTTTTGTATAACTGCCTCTGTAATATCTACTGTATGACTGTTTAACGTATAACTGGCGGTGTTTGCCGTTAAAGTTTGTGTTGATTCTGTAACAGTCCAAAGTTGGATATTTCTATTATTCCACTCTTGTAATAATAAATTTAATTGTCTTCTTCCTACTGAAGATTCTTTACCTGTTTGTGGTTCCCCACCAATACGGGCATAAGCATCTTCAATTATTTCGTCAACAGCAAGAGTAAAAGTTCTAGTTCCAGAGGTAGCCATAATATTAATATGTTTTTGATAATTTTAAAATAATTGTGTAGTGGTCTCCGTTAGTGTGTCCTGTAGTTGTTAATAGTAAATCACCATTAATTCCAGAACCTGCATTGTTTGTTATACCACCAAAATCACTTGTATCAATGTAACCTTGTGATGATAAAGCACCATTTGCACCCAAAACTTTACAAACTACGTTAGAAGAAGCATTCCATAATAAATCAACTCTCATACCAAATATATCATAATATATTTCCTGTATAGCTACTCTTGAGCAAGATTCACCATTAGTATCTTTTGCTAGAGCAGAAACGTCAACTTTAGTTACAGCACTTTCACCACTGCCATCTGATATGTTTGTAAGTTTTACAAGTATGCTTTTCGCACCAACATTATCACCTATTGTTTGCGATGTTACTGCATCTGCCATTTTTTACCTCCAAAAATAAATAAAAGCTCGCTCCTCATTACGAAGAGGAGCATAGCTATTGTTTTACAAATATTCATTAAAATACTGAGTATTCGATTTCTAATGTGCCACGAAAAGCTGTTAAAGCTGTATCACAAGTAGAACCTGCACCTAAGTATAAGTTTTTACTTGCTATCGGTGCCGTAATATTTGGCTCGAACACATGATAAGTACCCGCAGTTGCATCTAAATCAATATCAATTTCAGTTACTGCATCAGTAGCAGATATTCTTGGGTTGAACGATGCTACACCTGCACCTACTATTTCTGTTCCAGAAGCTATTCCAGAGTTTGTAGCTGTTCCAGATGTTGCACTTAATTGTAAGTTTGCTAAAGAGTTAGCGTCACTTGCAGCAGCAGTTGTAATACCAAGCACTACTTTGTGTATAAAGAATTTGCTTGCAGTTACTAAAGCGTCTGGGTGGTCTGTGTTAAGTTCACCTAGTTCTACTAAAACATCATTGTCTGCGTAAGTCGTAGCAGCAGCGTTTGTGTCTGCTAAACTTATTGCAAAAGTTTGAATTTTTCTAGTTCCTAATGAAACTAGCTGTCCAGTAGAGTTGATGTTAACTCCTGTTTCTGTAATAGCACCAGATGTGCTGTCTTTATTAATTACTTTAAATCCGGCTTCTGAACGAACCGGCCCGTTAAAAGTTGTATTAGCCATTTTAAACCTCGTAGTTAAATTATATCATCTCTTCTACATCGTCTGCTAGGGCAGTTGATATAATTATTATCCCTAGAAATAAAAAAGGGGGATAAAAATCCCCCCTAATTCGTAATTTATGCTCCCGGTGAACCGAAGATACATCTCCAGTCTGAGAATCCGAAAGAATATCTTTCAGATGCTTTGAAACGCATATTTCCTGTTTCAAAATCTGGCTCCATTGATGTTTTCAAAGGTCTTCTTTGGAAC